AATGTCTTCTTCAACTTTGTCTAATTGATGTTGTAATAACTCTTCCTTTGTTTCCAAACCAGATAATTCAGCTTCTGCCGTTTTTAAGATACCTTTGGCTTGTGAAAGTTTTGTTTTTAAATCATTCCACTCATTATATTGTTCTTCCACACCTTCCATAGTATCCAAAGTTTGTTGAATACCGGTACAATTAACCAATGCCTCTTTAAAAGTTTCTTTCAATTGAGGTAATAATTCTTTTACTCTCATTGCATCTTTTACGAACACATTATCACAACAAAATTCACAATTTGGGTCGTATTTATGATTATCTAAATGTGAAATCGTTTCTTCTGCAGAACTTACATGTTCTTTTGCAATATCATAAACTTTTGTTGCTTCGGTTAATGCTTTTTCTTCTTTTTGATAATTTGAATAAGCCGTTTCTATATCAATAGTTCCATCAAATAATTTTTTAGTTTCTATTGATTGTGATAATTCGTTTAAAATGTTACTTTGTGATTCAATCAATTGTAATTTGGCTTTCTTTTCTGCAAGAATATGTAGGATATCTCTACCAATCTTTCCTTCTTGCTGTGTTAAAGTATCTAAATCTAAATTACCATCCATTGGAGTAAGCTCTGCACTCAATCCAACAATTCTATTATTCAAATCCGTAGAATCATCGTTTAATCTACCCAATTCCTTTTCTAACTCTTTTAATTCAACTTTTTTATCTTTTAATTCAGTTGCTTTATCAGCCAATTCAGATGTAAAATCGGTTTTCTTAAAGTTCTTAATTAAAACGGATACTTCTTTAATATCTTCGGTTGCGGTTTCATATAATTTATCAAATACATTTAATCCCATAAATTGTGCTAATAAATCTTTTCTTTCGGATTGTGATTTATCAATGAATAGGGCGTTGTTACCTTGCAAAGATAATGCAGTTAGTACGAAATCTTCATACTTACCAACATATTGCTCAATGATAGTATTTGTATCTCTTCTTTCCGTTCCGTTTAATGAAGTTTTAGTATCACCATCTTGTCTCCAAAATTGTACATCTACTTTAACATTCTTTCCTTTGTTAATAGTTTTTGCAGTTCTTTCAATGTGGTAATCTATTCCATCGATTTGAAAGTGTAAATGGCAAACGAAATCTGATTTACGATTGTTTAGAATATTAGCTGCTTTGTAAGCTCTACTACTTTTGTCATATAAACAAAATGATACTGCATCAAATAGGGATGATTTACCCTGCGCATTTGGTGCAAATAATCCCATCAATCCACCTAACTTTGTAAAATCAATTTTGTTATTTTCTCCATAACTAAACATATTTGAAAACTCAAACTTAATTGGTTTCCATTGGATATTTCTTTGTACATCTTCATTTACAATTCTACTATTGATATCTCTATTAATTCCTTCTAACTTTTCTAAATCTTCTTTAACTACAAATGGCATCATTCTCTCAACATATTCATTGATAAGTGAGTTTTGATAATTGATATCTGAAATATCTTCAAAATCCAATTTGTTTAATCTATCACCTGTTTTTGATTTAGAAAGAGAATCGGTTCTGATAATTGTAAAATCTTCAACACCATATCTCATCTTAATTTCAGCCATTACTCTTTTAGTATCAGCAGAATCAGTATTAGATAAACGAACTCTCAAACGAGGTTTATTTGGCATATCAGATACAATAGGAACTTTCCCATTATCAATATCCATTGTATAATATCCATAATCGTTATGAATATCAACTGCTTCGTAACTCATTGTATCCAAATCCCAAACAAGGAATCCGTGCTTATCCAAAGTTTCACCAAAGTTTTGTTGAACTAATGAACCGGCATAAACTACCTTACAACCTTTTGGAGAAATCATCTCTTGTCTTTTGTGGATATCACCTAATAAAGCCAAATCGTATCCATCAAACATATCCGTTGTAAAATGGCGAGAAGATACTACATATCCAATATCGGTTTGTGAATTATCAACTGGTCCGTGAAATAAAGCAATCTTTTTGTTTCCACTCAAAGTTTCTGCTTTAGGCCAATTTGATTTATCATCGAAAATACTGAATACTGCAAAATCCACATCATCAATTGTGTGTATTTGCGTATCTCTTAAATATGTAAAGTTTGGTAGGTTTAATGCCTCCACAATTGGAGTAAGTACATCTAATCTATCGGAATTATTCATATTACAATCGTGATTACCTGTAATAAGGATTGTTTCACAATGTTTAGAACATTCCGTAAATAACCAACTTATCTCTCTAACTAATTCAGGAGATAATTCTAATTTAGCATGGGCAATATCCCCTGCTAAATAAATGATTGAATCTTCCGTACCTCTTTTACGAATCTCCTCAAACATCTTTTCAAACACTTGTCGATACTCATTGTGTCTTTTCACATTACGGATGTGTACATCGGCAATGTGGTAAATCTTTTTTAATTTACTCATAAACTATTAATCTTATTTAATAATAATTGTTCGGATGAAAACTCTTTAGTTTTCTTTAGTTCTTCATAAAACTTATCATATCCAATTTCAGATGCATCTTTATCTTTCATATGCATCATCTTTACATTTATTCCTTGCTTTCTAAAATATTCTGCTGCTTTTAGTGCTTCATTAATTGCATCGTTATCCAATGAAATAATAATATCACTAACACCACTCATAAAGATTTTCTCAACCAATGTTCTTGATGGAAACTTACCTAATAGTGGAATCGCATTTCTTCTGATTGTAATTGCATCAAAAACACCTTCACATAATATAATTGGTTCATTCCAATTAATTTGTGATTCTAAACAAATTACATTTTTACTGATTGGTGGGTTTTTGTATTTCATTTTCTCTTCTGGGTAATAAGAACGAGAAACAAAGTAGTTTAATTGCCCATCTGATAAATACGATGGTATGATAACTCTCTTTGCATACAAACCTTCGGTACAATATCCAATATTATATTTAATAATTTCCTTCATACCAATTCCTCTTTGAGTTAGATAGAACATAGCATGTTTATATTCAGGATTAAACCCTTTAGGAACTTCATTAAGCGATTTAAATTCTTTTGGTAAGGAAATATATACTTTTGTATCCGCATCCTCATTTTGGGGATTATAATTCGAATCTCCGTATATTTCTCTAATGATTGAGATTGTTTTTCTATCAACATCTAATCTTTTTAATAAAGATGTTAATTTTTTACCACCACTATTACAAGTCCAACAATGCCACTTTTGGGTTTCCGTATTTACTTGTAGTTTTTGTTTGTGATGATTACAAAAAGGACAATAAAATGCAAGTTCATTACCTTTTAAATTGGAGTAACTACCCAACGCATTAGAAAGCGTTGTAATAACTTTGGATTTGTCAGTACTATTCAACACAATACAAATATATGAACAATATTTGATATTTCCAAATATTTTGGGAACTATTTTACTCCTCGAACCAAGAATCTGGTATTATCTTGTCAGCATACTTAATGCCGTTCTTATCACACCAATCCCCATATGTGGTTTTTGATGTTTTAGTGATTTTATTCTTTGAATTGGAGAATACGAAACGAATATCAAGTGTAGGGTTTTGCGCCTTAACTAATAGGTGTTTTTTCCTGTCAGCCGCAACAAATCTACCTTTTGTTTCTACAAAAATACCATTTGGTAACTTAAAATCAGGATTGTAAGTATGTTGAGAAGCAGGTATAGTATAAGCCACCTTTTCGGACTCATATTCAACCTTAATTCCTTTACTTTCGATTTGTATAGATATATTTTCTTCAAGACCCGATTTAAACCCATATTTTCTAGCAACCCAATTGCTAGATTTCTTTGTAACTTTTTTAGCCATTAAATGTTTTTATTTAGCTTTCATTGTATCGGAATACTTTGGAGCGGATGTTACCTCACCACCTCTTCCGGTTTTAAATTTAGCTGCTGTTAATACTTGCTCATCTACCTGTTTTAAATCATTGGTAGTATAAGGTGTTTGTGATTTGATTCCAGCTTCTTTAGAGATTTTATCTAATCCTAAACTTTTTTGAGCTGCCTTATATAATTCTAAAATCTTTGACATATTTTATTTTGTTTATTAATAAATATCAATTATGTATCAAAACGAACAATAAAGTTCACAGGAAAATCAGGTTCTGATTTAATTGGTTGTGGTAATTTTGCCACAGCAACTAAATCACAATTATCATCATATAATCCTATTGTTGTAATAAATGGTGCTAAGAATGAGCCGGTTGAATCCACCGAACCACTTAAATCACTATGTTCGAATCCACCACTAATAGCAGAATTAACATTTGAACCATATCTAAAATCTAATATAGTACCATTATCTAATGTGGTTTTTTTTCTAATATACCTAACAGGTTGCTCTTCGTTAATTGTTCGAACAATTCCATCGGTATCTGTAAAAGTAGAAGTAATACCCCCCACTTTAACAACTGCTGAAGGATTTTGTGAAATATTAAATTCATCTTCGTTTACGATTAGTAAATATTCATTTTCGTAAATAGTTTCGGTTGATTTAAAATCAATTTGCCAATCGCCAGTTAATGTACTACTTAACGAAGCAGTATCGGTATATACAACCAACCCATGGTCATAAAACACATCACCAACAATTGTAGTTCCATTCATCAAAGAGCCAGAACCATTTTCAACAAATGTAGTAGATGTTACGCTATCGGTTAAAGATAAACTTCCTTTTTTAATTTCTTCTCCAAATATAGATTGCGGAATAGATAATATTTTAGCTTTACCATTAAACGCTCTTTCACCACTTACAGCTGCAGGTTGGTTAGATTTAGTTCCAACTCTATAAAATGGGTTATCTACATTCGAATAAAATAATGAATTTAATTGACCATATAAAGAGTGCTTATTATATGTAACACCATTTCCAAGAGTTACATTATTTGCTTCATCATACAATAATGTATTTTCAGCTTCCATTAAAGTAATATCAGAACCACTTACAAAACTCCACTCTTTGTAGGCTTTGAATGGTCTAATACTAACATCAGATTTAGGTATTCTTTTTAACATATCGTATATAAATATTCAGAAACTAAAAACCCACCAAAAAGGTGGGTCAGTAGTTTATTAGTTATTTCCGATTAGAAATCCAACTTTACTTTTATTGCTACCTCTTTATCAAATGATTTTTCAATTGGTTTAGAAGTTTTTGCTACTGCTAATAACTCATTTGCATCATCGTAAAGACCTACTGAAGTAATATACACTTTAGGGTCTCTTTCAAATGTTGGTTGAACGAATTGTCCAACTGAACCAGTTACGAATGTTGGGTTATTTGAGAAGTTAAACTCTCTATTGTTTGCTCTAACAAAATAATGAGATGTAGAAACATTTTCAGTTCTACGAGCTTGGAAATCACCACTAGCACTAATTGCTTGGTATAATTTCATATTGTTAATAGCGTTGTTATAAGTGTTAGCTGCTGATGCCGATGAGAAAGTTACACCTAACCCTGCAGCTATTGCCATTGGGTTAAGTAACATTACACCTGCATCTGGATAGAATAATCCCCATCCTTGTCCGTTTGAAGCAGTTACAGAACTAATAGTTCCTTCGTTAGCAGTTCCAATGTTTAATGCTCCACTTACCATATTAAATACTCTACCACTTGCACCAACAGCTTCAGTTTGACCTGAATCATCTATTAATGAAATAATAGTAGAACCATTTTGTAAATTTAATTGAATATTACCTGGGTCTAATTGTTCTTTATATCTAGCTCTATTTACATTGATTGCAAATATATCATCTAAATCTTTTGCACCTGCAGTAGAACCATTGTATACACTAAAGTATGTATCACCACTATCCAATAATAAATTACGGAATTGTGAGTAAATAGCTTTAGTAGGAAGTGTTGAACTATCAGTTTGAGTTAATGTTGGTGCACCACCTCCATTAATATGACCATATGCAATTGAGAATTGAACTTCTGCTGAAGAAGATGTTGCGTTTTCATTATAAACATCTAAGTAGTATCTTCCACTTGCAGATGAACTTTGAGCAGATGAAGTGTGGAATGTTTCTAACGAACCATTATCTCCACTCCAAATACCAGAAGTTACAACTTCAGTTCTATTTGTTACCTTATCAATTGAACCGAACTTTTTATAAATACCATTAGTTACGGTAGTGATATCGGTGCTGATTTGCTCACCCTGCCCCAAAAATTGGTTTACGATGTTTACTAATTCGTTAGTATCAACGGGAGTGCCAGCGGTGTTTGCTGCACCTGCCAAGTATTGTGATAAATTACTTGCTAATAGGGCTCCTCTATTATCTCTTATTACTGCCATAGTTTATTTATTGTACATATGTTACGGTTACTGGAATCGTTTGTGAACCACCCGTTTCGTTACCATAAACAGTTATTGTTGTTCTGATAGACGAAGTTAAAGATGGATTTGGAATAAACTTAAATGTTAATCCCTTTGCTACTGCAGCTGTTGCTGAAACATCATCACCAATAAATACTGGAACAGTACCTACATCAGATGTTACACCTTCACCTACAATATCACCTGCATTTTTATTAGAAAGGATAATTGTATATCCTAATCTTCTATTTCCTGCTGGAGATGTAGTTGGAGATAATGATACCTCACCACTTCTCTGATTAACTGCAATGTTAGGAACACCAAATTCAACCACAGGAATACGAGTTGTATTCTTAGGTAGTGTTACCAATTTGTATTTCATTACTTGAGTTTCATCAGGAGATGCTTCGATAACTGGCATACTCTTAATTGCTGCATCATAAAATGCCGAACCAAGCGGATGAGCCGGTTCATACAAAGAGTAATCAATTTCATCATCTGCTAAAGCGAATTGAGTGATGTTCAATCCCAATCCTGCTGCAAGTTTTTCTCTACCTTTTTTTGTTAAGATAGCATCCACTGTTAATTCGGTATTACTTAAATATCCCATTGTTAATTTATTTCTATTTTAATAATAAATATAGTTTTTATAAAAATCCGTTATTCTACTTCCAAAATTGGTTCACTTGCATCTCTACCTGCTTTATTTACTCTTAGAGTATTAGGGTTAGTAGTAAATGTTTCAACTGGTGATGTACCATCTAATGTGGTAGCTGCAGTATTTTTTGAACCTCTAAAGAAAGAATTTTCTAATCCTCTTGTTAAATCTGAAGTATTTCTGAAGTGAGTTTTTAAATATCCACTCACAGGAGTTACTTCTATTATTTTAGCGTCTGTAGTTGGTAATGAATTTATACTTCCGTTTGAACCTGTAAATGGTTGAATGTTTACATAAGATTCATAATAAGTTTCAGTACCCAACGCTGTATACAATCTATCACTAGCACTTCCTGTTAAATAAGTATAATCTCTAGTCTTCTTTTCTTTAATAATACTTACTTTAACTCTTTCTTTTATACGATTATTATCTTTATCAAAATATGTTCTAATCGCAGAACCACTTTGTGCAAATAAACCAAATCCAAGTAGTTCTAAATCAGATTGGCCTACTACTATGTTTGAATTTATAATATCAATTTCACTAAGTATAGTAGGGTCACCTAAACCAGCATCAATTGTTCCTTGATTTTGATAATATTCAGAAGTTAATGTTGTTTCATCTGAATTTATTGTACCATCATATTGATAATTATCAGCTGATAAACTTTCTCCTAAATTAGCATCAATTGTAGATTCTTTTTGATTATTTTCACCACTTAATACATATTCAGATTGAGCATTTAATGTTACTTCTTTTTGAATATTTTCGGAAGATATAATTAAATCATCTCTATTATCTATTTCGGCTTCATATAAATTAGCCTCACCTGTTGGTTTCTTATGTTTGTGTTTACTTCTTTCTAAGAAATGTGGTTCTATTAAAAGACCAGTAGTTGCTTTAACTCTTGCCGGCAACATCTTCTTAATATCATCAAACATAGATTTCTCATATAATTTGATTAAGTTGATGTATGCATAAATATCTCTACCATCGAATCTTTCAAAGTAATATTTTCGTAAAGTATCTAAACGATTGTAATTATCTTTGTATCTATCCGATGGGTCACCAATATAGTTATCTAAATTCAATCCACCCAAAGATTTTGCAATATCAATGTTCAACTCTTTTGTAGGAGAGAAGAATAAACCAACTCTATTAGAATCCGTAGGAGATTGGTCAAATGCTTTTTTAGTTGCTCTACTTTTAGATGAAAGACTTCCTATCAACTCTTGTGATTCAAATCTAACCTTATTAGTTGAATAACGAGATGAACCACCATCTGGTATTTCTAACACCACACTTCTATCGATTGCTTCGAATTGATATGGATATTCTGCTATATTTGCAAATCCACTTACACTTGCTGAAAAAGAAGCGGATGGATTTAATGAATATAATTGTGTAGCACTTCCGCTTTCATAACTTATTCTATCCGCACTTCCACTAAAATATATGTTTGTATCAACATTTGGAAGAGTATTGAATACCGCTAAATTCTTAGGATATTCAAAATCTAAACGGAAATACAAATCATCGGTAGAAGCAGATACATGATTACCATTAACCATTTCAGGAAATGATACATGCTGATAGAATACATCGGATTGTAGTGGTGTACTCCATAAACGGAACTCATCTACACTACCAACAAAGTTATTTCCTAACTTTATTTTAGAACCACTATTCCAATTACTATTAGTTGCTAATACACTAGCTGAATTTGATTCTTGGAATATACTTCTCTCTTTATCAGCTTGTCTTAGATTCAATTCAAAATTATGGTAGCTACCACTAACTTCTCTACTAACTTCTATACCAAAAAACTTTTCATTAAATATTGGTAATCTAGATGATGTTAAACTATTTGAGTTAGAGTAATTAAATATTACTTTACCATAATCATCACCCGTAGAACCACTTATTGTAATGTTCCAATCACTACCTGATATTATTTGATAATTACCACTTGTAGATGGCTTAACAAAGAATTCTATTGTATCAGGTTTTCTATTTCTTTCGGTGTTTTTCCAATCAAATTCAATAGTTGAACCATTTATCATAGTTAAGGCAGTTGTAATGTTATCCATTACTAACTTACTCTTTGAATTTGCATTATCAACTTCTGGTCCACCAAATTCTAAAATTGAAAGATTTGATGATGGGATTCCATAACAAGCTAATAGTGCATAAACACCTCTTCTCGTTCCTTTATGTTTCAATAAATAAGGTAAGTTATTTGCAATTCTTCTCCAAACATCATATGTTCTTTGTTTAGCAGGTGTTAACTCTTTTGTGTTACCATCGGAATCCACTCCAAACACATAGTTCCATAATTGAGAATTTGTTGCTAAATTTTTAGCATCCCAACTAAATGATTTTAATGTTTCAAATAATAATTTATCAGAAATACCATCTTTAGCTTTATATCCCAATCCTCTACTTTTTTCAATAGATTTTGTATGGAAATATATGTTATCAAAATGCTGACCTATCATTGAGAAGAATAACAACAAACTTGCATTCTCATCATTATTTACAATATATTGTGGAATGTTATTTTGAACCCAATTAAAGTTTTGAGTATCAAAATCTTCAGCCAATGTTATAATTGTATCATACCAATTTGAAACTTCAATAGAAGTACTTAATTCTTTTGTATTTCCATTGTAAGGCCAACTTAAAGAAGATGATGTATATAAGAAATTTTCAAATCCATCAAACCCACCCAATAATTCCCTTTTCTTTGAATTAAGTCTTTCTATTTGTTTGATACCATCTGCTGAGCCTGTATACAACCCATCTCCAATTGAACCAGTAGCATATGCTGATTCTAATGATGCATCATACGCTTCTATTAATTGTACTTTATATACAAAATTATCAACTCTTTCTTTGGCTGAACTAAAATGTACAAAATTATTCCATTTTATAGAACCACTTTGTAATACATCACCACTACCATATTCTATGTTTAAATCGTCTGTATTTACTAAAGAACCACTTAAATACTTTTGAATAAGGGTGTTTGATGATGTAGAACCACTTAAAATCATATTATCTAATGATTCGTAGTTCGTAGATTGTCCGCTTACAAAATCAATATCAATACTAAAATTAGGTCCTTTTAATGGAGGACATCCAGGCCCAGCTTGCTCAGTAAGAACTACCGTTTCAATTAACGGATTTGTCATCAATTTGGTTATCCAAAAAGTTGAGTTAGCTGTTACGCTTGCATTTAGTGGTGAATATAATTTTAATATTATAGATTCAACTTCATCTTCTTTTTTTACATATTCATTACCTAAAGCATCTACTGATTTTTTAGATAGTGTCCAATTATCAATTTCCCAAGATGAAATTAAAGTTTGTTCATTATTACCAAAGTTAGCAAGATGTGTTAAATACTTACTCTCTTTTTCAGGTTCAATTATTGATAATTTTTCTATAAATGCATCAAATATAGCTTTACCAAAAACATCTTCATCGATTTGTATAGATGGTAAAATTAATTTGGTTACAACTTCATAATCGTTACCAACTAACTCTTCAGCTCCACCTCTATTATAAGGTTTTAATACAATACTAATATTATCACTTCCAGCCCAATTCGGATAATTATCTCTTAACTTTTTAAGGTTAATTTTTAAATTACCATTTGGAGATTGATTGTTAAATAAAGGTGTTAAACTTTTATCTTTTAATCTTAAAAATATATCAACCGATGTTGCTGAAAATGTTGAATACTTTAATTCATACTCAATATTAAAATCAGAAAACGATGGGATATCAATTAAATCAGCATAAGTTGTTTCAGTAATAGATGGGTAATCGTTTACTGCCGTAAATGTCACTAATGCTTCTATTCTATTACCTGTGCCGTATCCATTACTTACAGGTACTAATATTATTCTTTTTTGTCCGTATACCTCTTGAAAATCTTTTTGGAAATATATTGTTACTTGTTTATCTGCCGCCGATACACTTAATGTTTTATCAGGAGATAAATAAACTAATACACTATCCGCATTTTGTGTAGAAAATGGTATAGATATACTTTTTTCAGTATCGGAATCTTTTACTCTAACATCAAATTGTGTATTATCTAATACAATCGATGGTTCTGCAAACCTAATTACTTTTTCAGCATTAGCAATAATAACTAAACTATTTCTAAGTTGAGATGCAGGTACTGAGAATGCGGTTGGAACATTTGTTAATGCTCCGTAATTAATTTGAGCAGGATTACCAATTTGGGAAGCTAATCCGTGATATATGTTTGTAAAAGATATTCCATCTGGTAGTGAACCATTTATTTGAAAGTTAACACTACCATTATTAAGAACATTTCTATCAATTGTATCAATAACATTTGCGTTTGATAAACTAATTGTTCCCGTTTTTACAATATCATTTGTTTGTGAAACGATTTGATATGATAATGTTACCGAATCCCCTAATTCATTTTTTAAATTACTACTGAATACAATTTCGTATTGTGCTAATGGATTTGGCTCAATTATTTGAGTAGCAACTGCGGTTGGACCAGATTGAATTGGTTGACCTATTGTAGATGTATTCTCTACATTAAAATTCAAAGTGATTGCACCATCGGTAAACCATAACTTTTGTGCATCTCCTTCTGACCAACTTCCATTTCGGTATGTATATTCTCTTATAACAATACCTTCTTGGTAAAGAGAATCATTCACCGATATTGGTTCTTGGAATCCATAATTAAAATTCCAATCGTATGCGTTATACCCAGACATATAACTATTTCCATTCATACCACCAAACATAGATGATGCTGGGTTTACGAATGCTGTAAATGGAGTATATGTGGTAGTATTGTATGGTTTCTCAAATACTTTTTCGATTGATACTTCGAAATAACTTAAAACTTGCCCATTATTTAATCTGGCAGTATATGTTCTCTTAGAACCAAATCTAATAGAAGGGTTATGTATTACTCTCGCACTTGGGCCAATACCCTGCGAAACACCATCTTCTAACCATTCAACAGAAGTTCCATTTTTTGAAACAAGATTTACTATTAATGGTTTAGATGTATCGCTTTGGGTATAACTTGGTGGTACGAATGTAGTAGAAACACCACCACCTCCGCCTCCGGTTGCATTTAAAACATCTAATGGAATACCATCAGTAGTATTTGGTTCTCTTGAAAGTGAATCTATCGGTGCTTCCGCCATTTAATCTTTTTATTATAAATATCTTACATAAAATTTTGTATACTCTCTCTATCAACTACATCAGCTTGTCCACCAAATCCTCTACCTTCTTCGTAGTAACTTCTGCTACCACCTCCGCCTCCGCCACCACCACTATAAACTGGTTGTTCTATAATAGGAGTAGGTTGTTCTATAACGGGTGTAGGAGTTGGTTCAGGTAATGGTTGAGGTGTTGGCTCTGGTTGTGGTTCTTCTTTAGGAAGTACAGGAGCCGGTGTAATTACAGGTGTAGGAGTTTCTATTGGAACTATTACATCTAATGTTTTAACAATTGGTTCTAAATCTCTAACACCCCCTATACTTAAATCTACCTTATCTGGAGCATATACATTTCTTTTTATTTCAACTCTTGTTTGGAATCTTTCTAAATTATTTTGTATTTGCTTTCTTAATTCTACTACCGCAAACTCTTGAGGTACTTCTTTATAATTAATATCTCTTCTTTTTAGTGTTTTAGTGTTTGCTGAAATACAATTGTTTAAAATGTTTCGAATTTCAGATAATAAAAAATTAAAATCGTATTGGTCACAATCGATAAAACGAATTTCAGATGGTTTTCCAAAATTAGATTGGGTAACATCATAATATTTGTTATTAACCCAATGTGTTATACTATCTTTAAAATCTTTAAATATTTTATCTCTAAATGCATCTAAATCGCTTAATCCAAAATCTTTCTTTAAAGTAGATTTAAAATCATTTCCAAATTGATTAACTAATGCATCATCTATGGTAGATAAACTACTAAATTCGAATGTATCTAATGATGTTAATATATTTTTTTTATAATACTTAAAATCCTTACTTAGATTGTGTATATTTTTGAATTCTTTATTTGTAAGTTGATTTATAGTAGCATCTTTTGTTTTTAAAGGTAAGATACGAATTTCTTCTCTTGAAGGTGAAATTTCCTGTATCCAAACTCTCGTCAAACTATCATCAGTTCCAACTTTGTTTCTTACAAAATTTAAATTTAATTTAAGAATACCATTTGTAAATCCCAATTCTTTTAAAAGTTTTTCAGCATCAATTGCTAACTCTTGCTGACCACCTTTGTTACTAAGATTATATAAATAATTTTTAATATCACCTGTTTTAACATAAGCAACATTATTACCTGATTTATTTGGAAGTAAATTGTTATTGATATCGTATACAGATACCTCCATAACATCGTATTTACAATCACCAAAATCAGTTTCTTCTATTTCAGTTTTAGACACAATAAACAAATCATCCTTTTGTAGAAATTGTCCTTTATTCTCTACTTTAGAATCTATTTGCTCAAAATTTGTATATTTTTTAATACTCATAATTAAAAGCTATCAGGGTGATTTTTAGTTAATTTAGTTGGATATGACCTATCTTTTGAACTACCATCTGAGCGAGTTATTACAACCTTTACACTACCCCCTTCATAATCGGCGCTTTTCGAATAAGCGGTTTTACCTTTCTTACTATCCACATTCGAAGCTCCTCCTTCATTTATTTTAAAATCAACATCCGTACTAGCACCAGGTCCAACTGAAAAAGATGTTTGAGATGCAGTTAACCATCCTATTCCGGATGGATTAGCTATTTGAATTGAAACTTGAATCGGTTGCTTATCATTATTAGTGATAGATGCACCCGTTCCGTTTATGAATTTGTTTCCACCTTTTGCATTTATTTTACCATATATAGCAGGTTGATTTGCATCTGCTTTGGTTTTAATCTTAACAATTGCAACTTCGTTTACAACATCCGCACCTGCCGCTTGTGCTTGTGCTTGTGTACCTTGTACAATCGCTTGTTGATTTTGTACTGCTCCTAATTGAGATTGTAATCCTTCAATTATAGAGTTCAACGAATCTATTTGTTTAATTAATGCTTCAATTTGTGCTTTAAAACCTGTGTTTTGTGCTTGTAATGAAGTTCTTAAAATTGATTCATCTACCGATTTCTGAACTGCTGTTTGTATTTGTAAAGCAAACTCATCAATCGTTTGAGTTAATGTTTGTAATTGATTTACTAATGCATCATTTGTTTGTTCAATAGTTAATCTACTATTAATTTCAGTTTGAACTTGTCCTTCTAAATCAGTTATTCTTGCATTTAAATCAACTATGGTTGCGGTTAAATCTCTTACCTGCTTTCTTAAATCTTCATTTTCAACAACCTTTTCATCATACAATGGTTTTGGAACTAAATCCAAATTAGCTGTTGGTATATCAGGCATTAATTCCTTAACCACAACATCCACTGCTTTTAATAATTCAGTAGTATCGTATTTGTTTTTGTTTAATTCTTTGAAAACTAATGATGATGCTACATTTGATTCTTCAACAACAGTTATTCCGTAATCATTTTTAGCAATAGCTTGAGAGCCAGATATACTAAGAATTGATTCTAATTTATTCTGTCTTTCTTCTTGTAATTTTTGAGCTATTGCTTCTAAGCTTGTTGCCATCTTAAACTATTTCAAATGTTGTTTTATCATCTATGATATAATCTATACCACTTTGAGTTATTTTTATTTTAAGTAAATATACTCTATTAATTGGTAATGCATTTAAATCCATAATGAAATAATTACCATTAGAATCACATTGTAATTTAGTATATGTTCCAAATGGAAATATAACTTCACCTGTTACATAATCTTCTAATTGATAATATGATGTTGTAGGTAAATAGCTTGTATTATCATAATCAAATGTTCCAGAAAATGTTCTTAATGGATATAATTCTCTACCCTTAACTCTAACCTTTGCCTTACTATCTTTTTGATACTTTGATTTAAGGTTTGTAAATGTTATCTTAAAATTCTCTTCCGGTATCGGAGTTAATGAACCGGTTACAAATGTTACACCATCCCAAACTACTTCTAATTTTGGTTCATATATAGTATGTGTTTCTTTTGAGAAAAATCTTAATACACCATAATCGTTTGTATCATTTTCAGCTGCTAAACTATGCCTAACTACAAATCCATTATTTGGTACTGAGCCGCTATTCCAAAGTGTTACTATATTTGTAACATCCATTCTTACATCATCCGATTGATACGAAAATGATTGAGATGCCATAGATGAAGTATACCAAGTTCCACCACCACCATTGGATATAGAACCTGTATCTGAACCTGAAACATAGGAATTGTAATATCCTGCAACACCTTCCATCCAATCAGTTTGGCCATCTCTATAATACCAACTAACCCCTTCGGTTGTTATATTATCGAACTTAGTACCTATACCCATTTGCCAACTTTGAGAAACTGCATTAGCATATATTGTATATTCTAATGGAATTTCTTCGGATTTTGCCGAATGTAGCACTAAATACGCTTTCCAACTACCACTAATATCACCACTTGCTATTGATTGTGAAATGTGAGTTGTATCGAATTTAATTAATGTTCTGTTAATATCTTTGGTAGCTCCATAATAGAGTTTACCAACTTCCAATATCTCATCTCTACCAGAGTTTTGATTTGGTTGTTGTAAGTAGATACTAGCATCGTATGATGATGTAAAAAATTTATGCATTATAAAGCCCTCCCTTTTATGTCTTTGTTAGGATATTTTACTTCGAAAATACAAGGGTCTAAAGATGGATAAACTATCTTTCCCTTTGTAGCTTCTTCTATATTGTAATCATTAGCCGAATACGAACCATCTGCTCTACATAAGTTACCAATCTTTACAGATGGTACACTCATTACACCTTCTACATTTGCTAATATCAATTCTATTTCTGAAATGTTTATTGGTTTGTTAAATGTCCAATTGTCTATTTCGAAATATGATTGTAATTGTGTTAAACAATTTGTAAGTACTTCTCTTTTGTTATAGTTTGAATAACATATTATTTCAAAATCTACACCAATGTTAACTATAAAACCATCTATTATGTTAACGGCGTCAGTCATCATTCTATATTCACCTAAATAGGTTTTTAGATTTTGTTTTACCGCTTGATTTAATGTAGTTAATTTTTTATTACCATCGTATCCCAATACATACATATTGATTGCAAATGGATTGTTTACTTCATTTAAAGAGGTCTTTTTATTTGCTAAAAACTTAACTAACTCTTTTTGTATATCAACCTTACTACTATTTTTTAAACTATCTACTAAGTTTGTAAACTCAGCTAATGTATTTGGATTAGCAAGAATAGATGAAGGTGAGTTATTATCTATTTCACCATCCTGCGAAACATATACTTTAGCAACACTACCATATCTTTCTGGCATCGATACTGCTCTAACTACATAATCTTGTTTAGTTACTGCTCTATTTTGAGAACCAAACATAGCTAATGCATTTTGTCTGATTTCTTCAATTGATTCAGAACCTCTACCACCAACTGCCGCTTCTAAATTCTCTACTGCAACCGATTGTTTCATTGTAGAGTATAAAGCTAAATTAGATACTGAAAGTAAATCCTCTTCAAACTCTATCTTACGAATTGTAGTTAAATCTCCTTGGTTTACATTGGATTCAACACCACCTCCAACTAAATACTTAATTGTTAATGTTTTATTTGCAGGCGCTACTCCTAATGTATTTGTTTTTAAGAAGTTAGATGGGTCTATACTTTGGTTTAATCTATTGATTGAATTAGCTAACCCCAATCCTACATTCTTAGTGTTTGGTAATAAAGTTTCATCTCCTGTAATAGATTTACCTGCTCCAAATTGTAAATCAATTGTGTTATCTGAATTTACTTTAACTGAAAATCTACGAGGTACTTTTTGTACTTCCAAAATATAAGGAACAGTAGAAGAATATGCAGACAAATCAGAATTTGATTCAGTATTTGGCTTTTCAACAAAAATACTTTCTTGTGCTAAATACGGAACTTCATAGTACTTATTCGAACCTTCCATCAATGATGAAATCTGAATTATATTTGTATCATTAATTGTTACACTTGGATAATCAGTAGAATCGGATAATGTTACAGTTGTTTCCTTTTGTGTTGCCGAAATAGCTTTTACTTTTTTTGTTATTAAGTATAATGTTGGTTCACCTGTTAAATCGTTTCTCTCATACACATCAATTTCTCTATCAGTTTCATTTTCAAAATCAACAACATCCACTGTTCTGAATACTATATTTGAATTAGTAGTAGATAATATTTCCATACCATCTTTTATTTTAAGATAGTATGTATTATCCGGTCTATTGTTTACACCAGTTCCAATCGATGGAACTAACTGGTATACAGTCATAGTAGTTACTGCCGGAGAAGTTACTTTTGGTTTGTATCCCATAGATTGAGCTAATGAAACTACATTTTTTCGTTCACTAGCGTAAGCTAACATTGATTCTTTTAATTGTGCATCTTGATAAAAAGATAACACATCACCAATAGCTGCAGCCTGTTCTATAAAAACCATACCAGGCGAAGCTTCATTGAAATCTGAATATGTATCTGGAAAATATGTTTTAGTGAAATCTACAAGATTCTGCTTTAATGTTGAAAAATCCTTTCCAACATAATTTAAGTTTTTTGTATCACTACCCCAACTTTTATTTAAAGGTTTAATGGCCATTTTTAATTATTTACATTTATCGTTACTGATTCTCCTAAGTTTCTATTTGATTTTAATGAAAACTTTAAATCCAAAGATATAGTATTGTTATCTATATCATTTTCATCGTAATCAAATATTATTTCATCTATATTCAAATACGGCAACCACATTTCAACTGCATCCAATATAGATGCTTCTATTCTTTGTTCAATTTGTCCATCGATAATTGGTTCAAATAAAATTCTCCAAATATCACATCCAAATTCAGGTTGCATTAATCTTTCACCCTTTCTTGTTAAGATTAAATTAACCAAACTATCTTTAGCTTGATTTAATGTAGTATAATTAACAGCAAACGCACCTCCAGATGATGATGTTCTATTAATACCTATTCCAAGTATTTTATAATCATTTTCTGTTAAATCTACTACATTAACTTTACCAAGCTCTATTGCCATTATTAAAATCTTTTAACTAATTCCGAATAATCTCTTGTCAATGCTTTTGTTAACGCATCCAATCCAGCATTATCTGTCATAGGTATTTGATGGTCAGGCATCATATCAGTTGAATAATTCATTGTTTCCCAATCTTCCTCCATTGTTCTTTGAGGTTGGATTGCATCTAATATACTTCCACCACCAACTCCAGGCATTGAACCTTCCGCTCTATGAGCAGCTGTGAATGGTTGTGTTGCATTTAAAATTTCGTTTATCATTGGGTCTTTTGAAAATTCCCTTTGAGGTGCTTGTCTTTGTTGAACTTGTTGCACAGGTTGTTGTTTTCTAACTTGTGTAGTTGGAACTTCTGTCAATTCTCTTAATGATGGTGTAGAAGTTTTCTTTTGTGAGTTCAATGTAACCGCACCAGATTTGATAAGTTTAGCAAGTTCTTCTTTAACTTGATTCTTAACTTCATTTTTTACAACTTCTTTGATTAAAGTTACTAAAATTTCTGATTTCATAAAAATATATGTTCTGTTTGTTAATAAATATTGAAACTTAAAATTTACCCAATTATACTATATGAACTCCATTGTAATATCGCTGGAGCAGGTGGAGCAGGTGGTGGGTATTGTGCCATTACTGACATTGTTCCACTCGTTCCTAATAGATGTAGTTTTGCTACATTTACAAATGGACCTATCATTATATTAGTTGGTTCTGAAAATTCCAATGTTGGTGGAATAAACCATATGTTTGGTATATCAGGTATCAATCCATTTATAGCATCGTATGCCATAGCTTCTATTTCTTCTTTTGTTGGTATTTTGCTTTCTACTTCTTTTTTAATTTCTTCTTTTGTTGGTATTTTAGGTATGGATACACCTGGCAAATCTATCTTAGGTATAGCACCATTTATTGTATCCTTTACAAATTCTTTAACTTCTTTTTGAGTAGGTTTTGGATTTGGTATTGATTCTGCTAAAGCAACTGCGGTTTGAATAGCGGCATATACAGGTTGTAGTATTGTTTCCTCAATTGGTTTAATCAATTGTTCCGTAATTATTTTAATTGCCTGTTCTAATGCTTTCTTTTTAGCTTGTTCTATTAATTCTTTCTTTTTAGGTAGTTCGGGAAATGGAAACTTAATAGATGGTTTAAATTGAGAACCAATTGATGGTTTTTTCTTTTTAGCTTCTTTCAATTTAGCAACGATTTCCTTACCTGCTAAAATAGCCGGATGATTCTTTATTTCCGGAGCTAGTTCCTCTTTATTTTGAATCTTTTGAATAGTTTCGTAAACATTTACCGTCAAAGAGGGAGCTGGTGGAGGTAATGTGATTTGTATTGTTTTACTTTTAAGCTCATCTTCTAATGCTTTAAGAGCTTCCACTTCAGCTTTATGTTTTGCAGTTGAAATAGCTAATGATATTGGACTAGGCCCTAAATTCATAATTGTTCCAGGTGCAGGTGGAGTCATTTGCCATCCCAATGGTTTTAATAATGGATTTGGTATTGGTGCCATCTCAGCTCCTAACCAATATGCATCAAATGCTGATGGGTAGATTTCTTGTAGTATATTAAAGTTTTCACCATCCGAATCAGTTCCTTTTTTTAATGCTCTTTTTATTACATCTGCCATTCCTTTTACATTACCATTTATAATAGGAACACCATATATCATATCACCACCTCGTTTGATACACTGGTCATATTCGTTTGCGTAAAATTCAGCAAAAGAGTCCGGGTCTTTTGAAAACTGACCTGAAATCATTGATTTTAAAACATTAACTTTGAATATAGTCCAAGACATTATGACTTACTTAAATAATTTCTTGCAGAAAGAATTGTGTTCAATCTACCTTTGATAGCATCAAATTCAGCTCTATTAACTGGTCCAGCTGGTGTAGGTCCTACTGGCGTTGCATATATTTGTTTATTTATAGCGGATATTAAATCTTGTAATATTTTTACCAACTCACCACCCAATACCATTTTTTGTACATCCGCACCTGCACCACCTACACCTGTATCTTTACCTAAATAAATTTTACCACCGCTATCTGAATTAAGGAATATCTTATTATTTCCTTTTGAATGTAGTGTTATGGCTTTATCGGTATGTAGGTAAATATCTTTTGCCGAATCAACTGTAAATCTACCATCGGTTATGATGCCCGTATTCTTTTTACCAAATATAATAAATTCATTTGCTTTAGCTGATAAAATTATTCTATCGGAATTTACAAATAATTGGTCACCTTTTAAATCAGATGATGATGGGTATTCAGTAAACGCTTTCTTTTGTTTTTTAATTGTTTCTAAAAATGGAACTTTTACTTTGTTAGATACCATATAAATGGATGTTCCATCTTTATTAATATCTTCATCTACTAATTCACCAATTTTTTTAGAATCCGACTCTGGATTTTGTTTAGTTCTTATATAGATGCCAGGCGAAGATGCTTTGCCATCCTCTGTCAAAAAGAACTCACTAAAACGAATAGTGTTACCAACTCTACCCTGTAAAATAGTATCTCCTTCTCTTGGATTTAAAAACTTAATCTTTTCCTTTATTTCGTATTGGGTTTTTTCAGATTCAGTTTGAGTAGCAGGTTGGTTTGGTGTTCCTGTTTTTTTAGTTTCTTCATAAGAATTGCTACTAGCACCTTCACTATTACTCTTTACTTCTTTTTCTTTTGCAACTTCCGATGTTTTATAATCTTCTCTATAATTTGGATAATGAGTAATTGAATATGGTAACCAATAATAGTCTTTACCAATGTTTAATATCAAAACAGTCTCGCCTAATATGGGATATGTTATATTATTTTTATCAAATGGAAACGCATACGCTTCTCTTGAAATAGTAGATTCTCTTTTAAACTCTACCGCACCTAAAAAACGAATATCATTATCATCGAAATTAGAATTACTATTATATTTTTTTATAAAATCGTTTTCCTTATCTAATTTTTTATCCGATTTAAGATATACTTTGGTTACTGTTGCTAGAAATGTTTCCTGAACCATTTATATTTTTGTTTTTATTTCTTCTATTTCAATTTGTATATCGGTTAACTTTTCATCTGCTTTCTTTTCAAATTCGTTAACTGTATCTTCTAAATCCGTTAGTAGTTGTGCTTTTTCACTTTCACTTAACCACCCATCTTCACCAATACCCTTTGCTTCCGCTGTAGCTAATCTTTGTGCAATCGTTGCTAATTTAATTAAGTGGTCATCATTTTTAATAGATGAATCAATTAAATCTTTAATGATTGGAGCTATAACTGTAGCTTCACCAACATTCTTAATTAACTTACGAAGAGATTCAATCATTTCTGAAATATTCTTCTTTTTAGTTTGTTGGTTATCGTAAATATCTTTGAACAATGATGATAAATTTTTACCATCAAATAATTGAAATTCTGAACTCATTATTCTATACCTTTATTAATTAGTTTATTTACTGTTTCTTTATCCTCAGATGATAGTTGTTGAAAGAATTCATTAGGAATATTTTCCCAAGCTTTAGATTCTTCCATAATTGGTAAATTATTATCATCGGATGGCATTATTCCTAATTCACCTGCCCAACAATTAATAGATTCCAATTTAACTAATGTATTTTTCATAAACATTGTTTAGAATAAATATTCTTATATTATAAAGTTATATTCTTATATCCCCTTCATCCATAAATTGGTTATACAATTCCATTTGTTTTTCTCTCATTTTATTAACCACTTTTGTAATATAATGAGTTGGATGCCCTGTCATTTCTCTGATTAGTAAGTAAAGGGATTTTTTATTAAAAGATTCTATGTACTCCGCTCTGCGGAATAATTCTAATACAGCATCTGCTATCTGAATATCTCTTTTCTTTTGGAAATAGTTTTCTAAATGTTCATCCCAATATGCTAACATTCTCGTATTGAATGTACGATATTCATCATTCTGATTTTCTTCTTTCCAATTGTTTTCGGTATCAAATGATTCTGGCATAGCAGACATGATATCCGTATCTTTATATCGTTTGTAATTTGCGTTGTTTGTGAGAATCAAATAATTTCTTGCAACAATAGTAAAGTAAGAAAATGCTTTTCCTTTACCTGCTTTGTACATATGAATCTTCTCAATCATAAATGTAACAACTTCACTCATTACATCTTGTGGGTCATCATCAAAGTAGGTGAATTTCCATTTGTTATATACTATTTCTGCTAGTTTATCAAAGGCAGGTTTAATTCTATCTCTATACACTCTATCTTTGATGTACTGGTCATCAGTTGAATTATATTCTATGATAGCATCTTCTGTATCCTTTGTAAAGTATTGTTTGTTTCTGGGTTTTCTAGGCATTATTAGATTTCTTTGTAAGCTTCAATAATTTCTTTCATCTTATCAAAGATACTACCAACTTCATCATCTTTTTCAAACATTTGTTTTGAATCCAAATCTTTTAAATTTGATAATAGTTGAATATCTCTTTCTTCTTGTAGATTAATAAAATCTTCTAATTTTTCTAATTTATTTAGAAGATTCCATATTGTATATCCAGCAACTGCTAGGAATACAACTAAAATTATGATTATTAGTTCCATATTATACTATTTCGTATCCTTGTAAAAAATATTTATTTGCATGTTTGTATTTAATCTCTTCCAATTCGCCGGAAGGAGATTTCATTACAATCTTATCGTTTCTACCATAATTACTTTTTTTAGTAACAGTTGTAGAATACACTCTATCTTTGATAGTAATACCATCTAAGTGGTCTATTTCGTGTTGAACAATAACTGTCATCATTGTTTCTTTCGAAATTTGCTCATTTGCTCTATCTCCATCTGGATTGATTTCAAATGTTAACTCACCTAAGTTATCAGTTTGTACAACAACTTTAGTTGCACGGATAGTTCTGATAGGTTTAGTTAAAGTTGAAGGAATTGATAAACAACCTTCATAAAATAGAAATCCTTCTTGGCTTTTAGCTGTAATGATTGGATTTAATAAGAATAGTTCTTCTTCACCAAATTTAATATAACATGCTCTTTTTTTAATACCCAATTGTGGAGCGGATATTCCTAAACCTGGGTATAATACCATACCTTCTTCCAATTGAGTTCTTAATTCATCTGCTTCCTTTGTAGTTATCTCCGTTTTTAAAATTGGAGTTTTCAAATACTCTACAAATTCTTTTGTTTGTAATCCGTTCTTACCTTTGTCTACTATTAATTTCATTTTGTTTATTTTTTAATCCGTATTTTATAAATTTGTACCAAAACCTTTCATGTAGAAAGTATTGTATTGGCTTGTATACTAATTCTGCTACACCAAATGCAGCTCCTATTTTAATTGAACCACTTATCCACCACATCAATAAAAACCCTATAAGCGTACTTAAAATACGATATGAGATGGTTTTAGCTATATGTCGTTTAACTAATGGCACTTTCTCTTAGTTTTGTACCACTAATTTCAGCAATTTCAGCTGGTGGTTCGTGATAAATTACATCATATCCCACACCTCTACCATAGTTTACCGATTCAATATCGGGTATAATTGAAATAAACAATCTACCAGTAGATAGATAACCTCTTAGTTCATTAGTTAATTCATCTAAAACTTCTTTTGCTGTTTTAGGATTATTTTCATCTCTATTAACATCTCTGATGGCTATCCAAACATTTTTACCCTTATCAAATTGCTGGTCAATTAACCATTGATGCCCTTTGTGCCATGTTTGCCATCTTCCGATGAATAATGCGTATTTTTTCATATACTTTATTTTATAAAAGGCAATATTGCCAATTCTTTTGCTTTTGCTTCAACCATAATATCTACATCCAATCCGTATGTATCTGGTAAAGAATTAATATACAATGAATGAGCTTGTGGTTTTTCTTTTGGATTATTTTCGTGCAATGCTTTTGATTCTGAATAGTGAACTTCTTGCGTAATACCCTTTGGCCAAGTAGTTGCTGCTAATTTAAGTGCAGCTTCTTCTGATAAATCACCTGTACAAAATTGATGGTGATGATAATCAAATACAATTGGAATACCTGTGTTTTCGTGAATATACATAAGGTCTTTTACGGAATACATAGAAGCCTTATCATCATTCTCCAATGTCAATCGTTTGCGTACGCTTGGTGAGAGTCTTTTGAAGTTTGTAATCAATCTATCCATCGCAGATTGTTTATCGCCGTAGACACCATTACAATGGATATTAATATTGTTGTATGGAGTTTTAGATAATCCCATAAGGTCAAATATCTTACCATGTAATTCTAAATCAGCAAAAGTTTTTTGAATAACTGATTCATTTGGAGATGGAAGTACATTGAAAGGACCTGGATGTGAATTGATACGCATATTCCAAAACTTAGCGTAATCACCTGCTTTCTTTAATTCGAATTTAAACTCCTCATAATCTTTTAATTGGGTAATATCAATATTATCACCCCAAGGGATTAAAGCAGATGATAAACGGAAGAAATTAATTCCATTTAATCGATTCCATTCTAATATTTTGATTAAATCTTTAGCATTTGCTAATGCCAACTCCGAAACATAATCCAAGCCTCTGGCATTGAATGTTTTCTTCACCATTGAACGATTTGTGGTAACTTTCTTACCCATCGTCATATTAATACATGCATATCCTATATTCATAGTACAAATATAAGAAATTTATTTTAGAATACCAAACTTTTTAGTAAGTTTTTGTATTTTCTTCTTCGTTTAAGATTTTAGAGTACTCTTTTTCAGTACCTTTTTTAGTGTTAATCCAATATTGTACGGCTTTTGGATTATTTATCCATAGATTCTTCTTAGCCCAAGGAAAATCTGGGTGCATATATTCCTCCCATTGTAAATTGGATGTATTTTCTTCTATTGTAGGAGTTTCTTTCTTAATTGGTAAATTTTTTCCACTATCTTCAGTATTTTGTGAAATATTTTCCATTATATCTTCTTTGGTATCACCATATACCTCATACAATCCCAATTTTTGGTCATTTTCCATCATTTCAGTTAAAATTCTTTTTCTTTTATCTGATTGGGATTCAATTAATCCGTTAAATGCGATAATTAGAGCAACTGCTAGTGGGTCAAACACTATTACAATCAAAAATATGAAGAATTTTACTACATTTTTCAATTCTATACCAAATGCTTCAGCAACAAATCGAAATCCGCCTACTTCTTTCTCTAAATCTAAGTTTGCAATCTTAATTTCGTTGATTTTTTCGGTTTCCTGAGCATTTTGTTCTTGTAATTTTGAAATTTTATCGTTAATTTTCGAAATTTCTCTATCTCTGTTATCAATTGAACGAATAAGACGGGAATTTACCTTACCACCATCCAATATTTTACCTTGATTTGTGTTAAATTCAGTAATTTGAGTGGAAAGTTGAGTAATTTGAGTTGTATTTTGGTCAATTTTTGTTTGGTGAACCATAATTTCTCTATCAACTTGCTGTAATTGTAGAGATTGTGCTTGAAAAGCGTTAGAAAGATATCCAAAAATACCGGCAGAAGTGATTAACATTAATACACCTACCGAAATTGTTAGATACCATTTGTTAAATCCACCAATATCATCCCATTTTTGCTTTAGATAAGTTGCTGCTACTAATTTAGCCAATTCTAAAGCGCTAGCCATCACCATAACTGATATAGATGCTCCTGCAAAAAGAACACCTAAACCGGTTACGGAGAAATAAGCTGCACATCCTGCTATAATAATAGCAGATAATCCTACTAATACTTTTAGCCAATTCATTTTATTGCCCTTCTCGTTCAATACTTACTAATTCAGAAAGTTTTTCTCTAACTTGCTTAGTTTGATTTATAACTGTTGAGAGTTCTTGACTTGTTAATCTCATTTGACCTGTCGAAGCGTTTTCGATAATTCTCAATTTTCCTTCAAGAACATCCAATAGTTCTTGCACTTTCTTTTTGTACATCATAGTAATAAATATTTATAAAATAAAAATGGGTAAGAACGAAATTGCCCTTACCCATTAAAGATACTAAAAATAACTCAAATTACCAAATAAAACTATTTAAATTTTATTTCTAATTTTTTTGGTTTCTGGTCTTCTTTTTTATCAACAACGATGTGTAAAAGACCATTTTTGATTTCTGCTTTCGCAGTTAATCCATCAAATTCATCGGTGATTTTGATTTCTTCATTAATATCAGCTGTAAACTGACCTATAACTGATTTATCTTCTTTGTTTTTAACTGCTTTGATAATGATTCTATCAGCAGTTAATTGAACTTCTACATCTTTAGGATTATGTCCTATTACGGAAAAGGCCAATTCCAACTTATCATCCTTTAATTCTACCGCACATTTGCTTGGAGAATATTGAGTTGGTTTACTAATAGTGCTTGTACCTGTCCATTTTGGAAGAGGTTCATTGAAGAAAGTTTCTAACAATTTGTTGTAATCGATAATGTACATATTTGTTTTGTTTTAGTTTAAAAATAAATTCGGATAATATAATTCAATTAATATACCACAAATTTATGTATGACAAATTGTCATTAAATTACTAATTTTTTTTCATGTCCTACTATAATTTTAGGATTTA